GTTCCCACCATCGGACAGCCTGACGTTCTCGCCCTTGCCGACGGGCGGGGAGGCGTACTGGTGGAACGGCATGATCACCGGGTTGGCCCGGAAGTTCTCCAGCTCCCAGCCAGCTTGAACGATGATATCGCCGTAACGGTCAGGTGCTGCCGTCGAGGCAATCACCGAGGTCAGACCAGACGGAGCCGATTCGGCCTTGTCCTCTTCCTCTTCCTCGTCCAGGCTCTCGTCTCCATCCTCGTCGCTGACAACCTCTTCCTCGTCACCCTCGGCACGGGCCCATGGAACAGCGGCCCGGGAATAGGCCAGGTATTGACCAGAGGCGGCACCACGAAGGAAGGCGAGGCGGTCGGCGTTCGTATGTCTCACGTCTGCGTCCCCTGATAGCATATTTCAGCAACCGGTGAGTTCGTAATAGCATACCGGCGCTGTACGCGGCAAGGCTGCATCAGAAGAGCGGAGTCCCGCCGGTGGTCTTGGCGATGGTAGTGCACCGGCAGTTTATGTCCTCCGAGGCCTCGTCGCTTCCACCCGGGTACGGGGCGGGCACGCCCTCCAGGTCGAAGTCTTGATCGAGGTCCCGCTCTTGCCCATCGAGCCCCGCATAGGTCGGGTGCCTCTCCCCGTCTCCGGCTGTGAGCCAGACTTTCTTGACCGTGAGTCCGAGCTGTGCGGCTTCCTCGTATGCGTTGATGGTTCCCTGGTTAACGGCCCGGGTGCTCTCGGTGCGGGCTATTCGGAGGGCCCGGGCTGGGCTCATCGCACTCGATGACCTGATCGATGCCTGCATCTCGTTAACACTCAGCCCGTCGGCTATGCCCTCCTCGATGAGCGTGCGGATTGCGTTCGCCTGCGTGTTCTCGGTGGGGTCGAAGAACCGGGCGAGCGACCGCACGACCTCCGGCCTGGACGGGTCGAACACGAGCCCCTCAATCGGCAGGTCGGCAGCGGCGGCGGTGGCGGCAAGCATCCATGAGCGGCGCCACGACTCGCCCATGACCGCTTCCATCTCGGCCTTCTCCTCGATGGTGGCGATCACGTCGTCGATGTTGATCGCCTTGGTCGTGACCCCTGCGTCACCGACCACCATCAGAGAGACCGTCGAGGACTCACGCATTACCTGAGCCAGCCGCCGAGCGTATCGGTTCGCGGCCTGGTTCAGATACCGGGCGGCAGCTCTGCGGATCCTGCGCTCTGCCGGCTTGTGAATCTTGACAAGCCATCCCTCCCAGACTGAGCGGGCCTGCGGGCGCTTGCTCTTGGCGACCACCCATGCCCGGTCCTCCAGGTCTGCCGGGTCGGTGTCCGACTCGTTGCCTGTGGGCTCCTCGGGCGCTGTCGGCTCTGGTGGTGCGGCTGGCACATCGGGCGCCTGACCCATCATCGGTGCCGGGCCGAACAAGTCCAGCGGCTCGTCAGACACGGGAGCACCCGCGAGCCCTTCGTAGGCATACGCCTCGGCTGGGGTAGCTCCTGCCAGGATGTGTTTGTGTGCACGGTCTACCTGTGCGGTGCGCTCACCCTGGAGAGGCAGCACGGCTGCGAAATCATGGCGCAGATAGAGCCACTTCCCGTTGACCCTGCCGTAGAGCCTGCCGATGTCCATCGTCCACCGCGCATCGAATAGCCGGCTCTCGTGCTGGATTCCGCGCCAGTACACCCCGTCCTGCTGGCGCGCCGTGGCGTAGTTTGCGCTTTCCTTACCGAGTAGGATGGGCGGGGTCTGGGTGGCTGCCATGATGGCGCTTATGATCGAGGCGTCGAGCTGCTGGTACTCCATGTCCCGGGGACTCAGGTTGAGGAATTCCGCCTTCGCAGCGCCACTCATCACAAGAGGACCTCCACCCCGGCTCATTCTCGCCCATGCCTCCAGGACCTCGGCCCGGGCCTTCTCGCCCCACATGTCTCCCTCGTCAGAGGGGCTCAGCACTATGTCCGGCCTTCCTTGGCCTGCCAATTTGCGCTGATGCTCTCGTGCAGCCAGCTTGGTGTTCAGCTCATCTGACAGGGCTCTCACTGTCCCTTGTCCGTAGAGACCTTGCGGCCCATTCTCCCAGCTCGGTGCGCGCACATGGATCACCAGCCCAGGGTCATACCACCGGGCCTCATCGCCGTGGTTCAGCTCGTAGGCCTTGATGGAGCCGCCGAACCTCTGCGGGACGATCCGCACGCTCTCGGGGTGCATCCGAACCAGGGACACGGGCGGGGTCTCAGGCGAAGCGCCGACCTTGAGCGAGAAGCAATCGCCTGTAAGGAACAGATCGACGGCACACTGGCGACGGTACTCCTCCCCGGTGCTGGTCTCGTTGGGCTCATCGATGAGGTCGAGCAGCGGGTGGTCGACGATTTCCTCGGCGTCTGGGTCCCGCTCGGGGTGCCCGGCGTAGAGCTTGACCGGAAGGCTCGACATGTCCGCAGCACGCCTAACCGTGGCTGCGTACAGGAATGGGAATCGAGCGAACGCAGCCATCGAGCCCACCGCCGAATAGCTCGGGGCCCGGCTGTACTCGCCAGAGGAATCAGCACCATGATCAGCCCGGTCTACCTTGGTGGTCACCGAGTCGATGGCCTTCGTTACGATACGTTCCAGCCACCTATCAATAGGGTTCGCCATGAGCCCACCCTATCACGCAGAGGCGTAACCGCCTTCGGATCTCTGGAGCCGGAAACAGATATAGCGCAGTGCGTCCATCGCGTGATCGTTGCGTTTGAGCGGTACATCCGGCCCGTCCGCCTTGCTGCGGGTGACGTTCCAGACGTAGCCCTCCATCTCGTTGATCAGGTGCCGGCAACAGTCGTGAACCAGTAGGTGAGGGTTCCCGTTCGCATCGGGCGCCAGGCGCTCGGCCACCGATGAAATACCTGGACGAATCTGGTTCCTCGCCTTGACCGTTCTCAGCTCATGCTCTCGTGCCAGGCTGTGCCTCTCACCCTTTGCTGCCGGGTCGGCTACTCTCCACTCTGGTGCGGGCTCCGTCCTGCCCGTTCCATCGCAGGTATCGCACCCAGCACTGCCGCACCCCTGGCACTGCTCGATCCGCAGGATGCGCTCACCGAGCTGGCGAATCGTGAGCCCTGCCCGGTAGACCTCGCGGTGGACGTGTAGCGTGTTGTCCGATGGGTCGAGTGCACACCAGAGCACGCACGCCGGGTTCCGAGTTCCGAAGTCGAGCCCCATGTACCGGGGCCAGCTCTCGGGAATCGGGTGTGACGGGATGACGTGGAGGTCGTGCCGCCAGTCCTCGTAGACGCGCCCCTCCAGCGAAGTGAACACGCCCCGCTCTCTGGCTGCACGCTCGTGTGGCCCGTAGCGGGAGAGCAGCTCGTCCAGGTATTCGACGGGTATGTGCGGGTTGTCCCGGGAGCTGAGCGATACGGTGACCGAGCCCGGCTCTGGCTCATCGACGAACCGCTCCCAGACCCACGACTTGCCGAGGAGAGGCGTCATCGTGGAGACCACCCGGCCCGACCGGTCGACCAGACGCACCCGCCCCTCATTCGATACGGGCTGGTCGTGCTCCTCGTCGCACCACCAAAAATCCCATTCAGCTCCCTGGAAGGACCTCGCCCGCTGGTCGTTGGACTTGAAGATCAGCGTGCCGCCACCGGGCAGCCTGGCCCTGGCCTCGCCGTGCCCGTACTGGTTTGACCACCCCGTCCCGGCAGGCAGGTAGGTGGTCACCTTGGGGCGCTGTACTCTCACCGAGTCGTTGCTGGTGAGCGCCGAGCAGCAGACCACACCCGGGCCCTCTTGGATGGCCGAGAGGTCGAGGCGGTTAGCCTTGCCCCACACCTTGACAGCTGGGTGGTCTCGACCGAGGGCATAGGCCACCGACAGCATCGCCCCGGCCTCTGTTTTCCCGCTGCGGTTCCCTCCGAGGATGAGACCGTACCTCACGCCCTCACCCAGGGCAGCTTGAACCGCCCGGCGCTGAGAGGTGCGCGGGTTGGACCTGTGCCAGAGCTTCGCCGTGGTCAGCGGGTATGCGTCGAGGATGGACGACCGGAAACGCGATAGCGTCGAGAGCCCAGCCGCCACCCCGTCCATCAGCCGGCCTTGCCGTGATCCGCGATGCCCTGACCGAATAAAAATGAGACGATGACACCGGCAGACAAAGTGATCGCCTTCTCTGCGCTGATTTCATCGGTGAGAACACTCCCAACGATTGGGGCAATAGATCCGAAGATCGCGGCCCAGAGCTTCCGGGAACGTAGCTTTGACATAGACACCTCCGAGCCGATCATACCCCGTCACCCACAGCCGCCCACCTTGCCCGCGCTATGTCACAATACTCGGGCTCTCTCTCGATGCCGATCATGGTGAACCCCTCGACGTGCCCGGCCACGAGCGTCGTACCTGAGCCGAGGAACGGATCGAGGATGACCGAGCCGGGCTGGCAGCCGACGAGACGACACAGCCACCGCATCAGTCGGGAAGGCTTCACGGTGGGGTGGTGGTTGCCCACCCACGCAGAAGGTTGATCGGTATGGTGTTCTCTAACGCCGATGCCTCCACCCATCGTTGCGAGATATTGCGGCGCCATCACCTCGCACCCCGCCTCCCTCTCTG